ATAAAATTATTGAGAAGAAAAAAATTGGCAATGACTATATTATTAAAATGTATAATGAAGAAGGAAAGGTTGAAACTGTAACTCAGTCAATCCTTAATGAAAGACTTCAAAGACAATATGAATTAAAAGAGCAAGAAACTATCTACGCTCCTAAAGATCCTTTAGTTGCAAGAATTAGGAACAAGTTGTATTCACAAATAGATTATCCAAATAAACCAGCAAAACTTGGATATCCAGATGAACCACCTAAACAAATGATAGGTGGATATCATCCAGATTTTGGAGATAGACATTCTTATTACAATAGATTAGATAGACATAGTGCGGATACTATGCAGAATGCTCCTACTAAAGATTTAAAAATTGATGGGAAAGTTCAAAAACAAACAACAAGGCAAAAAGCATTGAATATTGTTAATAATATAAGATCCGCAAAAGCAGAGTATGCAAAGGCAACAAAGAAAAATAAATAGTTCGTTGGTATATCAATAAGATGGCAAGAACAATACCAGGATCAGGGGCAGTAGTATCAGCAAACTTCAATACCAACTTTGGGGTATCAGGTTTCACAATATCTAATGGTGGTACTGGTTATGCATCAACAGATCCTCCAAGAATTGATATAACAGGAACTACAGCACCATCTGCATCTGGTTCTTTTTATCCAATCATAGTTAATGGTGTAATACAATCTATTAAGGTATTGACCGCTGGTTCTGGGTATTTCCCATTAGTATCTACAGCATCAACTGCTGTTGGTATTTCTTCCATAGGATATGATGGAAACTCTAAAGTTCTCAAATCGATTTTACTTAGAGATGCAGGTAAAGGATATAGTCAATCACCAACAGTAACAATTTCAGATCCAGAATCAATATCTGGTATTGGAACGTATCAATTTAATGAAATTGTTATTGGATCTAGATCTGGTATCAGAGCAAGAGTAAAGGAGTGGGATGCTGATACGTTGATTCTTAAAGTTGCTAATGTTGGCACATCTAAGACTGCACCAGATGGTAAGTTCTTTAATGGTGAATCTATCGTAGGTGAAACATCTGGAGCAAGTTATGCTACCAGAAATTATGTACAGGACGATACTTATGATAAATATACCGAGAACGATGAATTTGAGACTCTCGGAGATAGTCTTATAGACTTCACGGAAACTAATCCCTTTGGAACTTTCTAATGTTAGGTCAGTATTATTACCACGAAATAGTTAGAAAAACTATTATAGCGTTTGGAACGTTATTTAATGATATTCATATTCGTCATCAAGATGGTGATGATAATGATATTAGTGATATGAAAGTTCCTTTGGCATATGGTCCCAGTCAGAAATTTTTAGCAAGACTTACTCAACAGTCAGATTTAAATAAGGCAGTTCAAATAAGTATGCCAAGGATGTCATTTGAGATGACATCAATTCAATATGACTCTACTAGAAAATCTAGTCTTATTCAGACATTTAAAACTTGTGATGACGGCAGTAAAGTAAAGAAAGTCTTTATGCCTGTTCCATATAACATTGGATTTGAACTCAATATTCTGTCTAAATTAAATGACGATTCACTTCAAATTCTTGAGCAAGTTTTACCATATTTTCAACCACATTTCAATTTGACTGTAGATTTAGTTCAGTCTATTGGAGAAAAAAGAGATATTCCTATTGTCCTCGAATCAGTAAATTTTCAAGATGATTATGAAGGAAACTTTGATACACGCAGAGCACTGATACATACTTTACAGTTTACTGCTAAAACATATCTGTTTGGTCCTATCGCAGATAGCAGTGATGGTCTTATCCGTAAGGTTCAAGTTGATGTCTACGGTAGCACTGATCGTGCAACTGCTAAACGTGAAATGCGCTACACAGTCACACCAACTGCTAAGGAAGATAAGAATGCTGATGGTGTAATCGATCAAGCAGATCATGATCTTCTTATGCCAGGTGACAACTTTGGATTTGATGAAGACTGGCAGTTCTTGGGTGATGGTAAGAAGTATAGTCCAACTAGAAAAACGGATATCTAATAATCATGAATAATAGTTATGAGTCCATTGATAATGCGCTTGATATTGAAAGTAGCATTGTTGAATCAAAACCAGTAAAACCTGTTCCCCAAAAACAGGAAAGAAATGATATAACGAAGGATTATGAATATACTCGTGCTAATTTATATTCTCTCATAGAAAAAGGTCAAGAAGCAATAAATGGAATTATGGAACTTGCAGGAGAAAGTGCAAGTCCTAGAGCATATGAAGTTGCTGGTCAATTAATTAAGAGTGTTGCAGATACAACTGATAAGTTGGCAGATCTTCAGAAAAAATTGAAAGACTTGGAAGAAGATAATAGTAAAAAGAGTCCAAGTAATGTTACTAACAATGCATTGTTTGTTGGATCCACATCAGAATTATCAAAACTACTCAAGCAAGGTTTTCTAAATAATAATGATGAGAATTCTGAGTAATGGCAAAGAAATCTTGCAAGAAAGGATATTACTATTGTAATACTGCTAAAAAATGTAAGAAGATTCCTAAGGGTTGGCATATAATGTCATCTACTGGATATTTGATGCGTGATAATGATCATAAGGACGACCACAAGGACGACACTGAGGGTAAGAAGAGTAATGGCAATGGCAATGGTTCAAGTGGCAATGGAAATGGGAATGGGGGGTCTGATGGGGGTTCTGATGGCGGAGGAGTATCAGAATCGAAAGACCATGAAGTTGCGATGGCACAAAGCCAACTTGAAAAGTCAGCAAGAAACATCGCAAAGTTGAGAAAGGCATTAGGTAAGAAAGAAAAAAATATTCCTGCCTGGATGCAAGCAAAGATTACTGATACCGCACACGACACTGATGCCGCTGCTGGTTACGCAGATAAAATGGATGAAGAAGTCATTGCAGAAAAACGCGACGGTAAGTCTGCTAAGTCCAAAGGTTACTCTCTCCGCGACTGGTTTAAGGGTGGTGGTTGGGTTCAAGCAGGTGGTAAGTACGATGGAAAACCATGTGCCAAACAACCAGGGCAAAAAACTAAACCATTTTGCCGTGATGCTGATGATCGAGCCAACATGAGCAAGAAAGAGAGAAGCAGAAGAGCGGCAAAGAAACGTAAAGAAGATCCAAACGCAAATAGGAAAGGTAAAGCAAACATGGTATCAGCATCTTATTCAAATTGGAAACAAGACTTAAATCAACTAGATGAAATTGCTCCCGCTATTGCTGCTGGTGCTGCACTTGGTATTGGTGCCGGTGGAATGTATATGATCAATAAATTAAGACAGCAAAAGAAAAAGTCTGATGAGGGACGAGGTGATGGTGGTCTAGTTGATAGACTCAATAAGCGTAAACAGATGCTACAGCAACTTGGAAACTCATTCGCACCAGAAGGTGAAGTTGTTACCGAACGCGATGCTTGGGGTACAGGTCCTAGGGATTTTATTAAGATGGGTGGTAAGGGAGGTTTGAAGAATCCGCAGGATCTTGAAAGAGAAAGACTGCAGAGATTAAAGAATTTGAAACCAGGAGTTAAATTAGATAAAGCACATTATGAACCAGAAGGTGAAATAGTTGATGAAGGTAAGAAAGATGCCTGCTACCATAAAGTCAAGTCCCGTTATTCTGTCTGGCCAAGTGCATATGCATCAGGTGCTCTAGTTAAGTGCCGTAAAAAAGGTGCTGCTAATTGGGGCAACAAGACCAAAAAAGAAAGTTATGAGATCTCCAACTGGAGAGATGATTTTCAGGCACTTGAATATGAGTCTATAGATATTATTAAAGCAGAACCACTGAAACCAACTAATGGTATCGACAGTAGAATGGTGGATGAATCAAGTTTAAGAAAACCTGTACCAATGCCTGAGTACAAACCAAAAGGTACTAAAAAACCTGTACCAATGCCTAAGTACAAACTAAAAGGTACTGAAAAACCTGTACCAATGCCCAACTATCCTTTACCTTTAAATCAATCTTTTGAGCAAGATGGTGAAGTACTTGATGAAGTAAAATCTAAACAAGATAAATTGAAAGAGATCTCAAAGCAGTTAGTAGGTGCTTCTAAGATGCACGCAAAGCAATCTAAACAAGTTGCTAAAGTTGCTGCTAATCTTGATGAAAAGTGTTGGAAAGGATATAAGAAAAAGGGTATGAAGACAATGTTTGGAAAGAGATATCCAAATTGCGTGAAAGCACACTTCTCCGATTGGAGAGCGGATATGGAACTTCAGGAAGACTGGCAGAAGTCAAACCGTAAAGACGGTGTTGATGGTATGAGTCAGAAATCCGTAAATGCTTATAAGCGTGAAAATCCAGGTTCCAAGTTAAAGACTGCCGTAACTGGTAAAGTTAAAAAAGGAAGCAAGGATGCAAAGCGTCGTTCTTCTTATTGTAGTCGTTCTAAAGGTCAGATGAAGATGCATAATATTGATTGTTCAAAGACCCCAGAAAAGAAAATCTGTAAGGCACGTAAACGTTGGAGATGTTGAATTAGGTTTTTATTATGAATGAACAGTATCTTGGTAATCCAAATCTAAAAAAAGCAAATACGGCGGTCGAATTTAGCGAAGAGCAAATCATTGAATTTGTCAAGTGTAAAGAAGACCCCGTTTATTTTGCTAATAATTA